GAGGGTGTAGATTGATACTTTAGCGTATCCGCGAGAGCCCCGGACGAAGTCCGGGTCTGTTGCGTTACGTTCCCCACTACGTGTGTAAACACTATAGGAAGGAAGCACATAGTCACCGATCATAGATCCAGTATACCGGATCGATTTCATGGTATATGTGTCAAAAAAGCCCCCGCACCAACCACGACGCCTGTGTTCTCGACTCAAACGGAGGGAATAGCTACCGATGAGGTGGCCATCTCCGTAACCGTCTGGGCCGAACAACAGTTCGTTGGGATTGCACATCGGAACTATAGCATTTGCGAGCTCACGCTCTCCATGCCGTAAAAACCAGTTGTGCATAGTGTAGAGGGTACGATCACTTACCAGAGTCTTTTGGTAGAATGGTCGTATATCAATACCATCTAGAAAATCAGCGCCGCAACTCTCCCGAAAAGGCCCCGTAATATACGATTTCTCGATATTAGTCGAAAAACCGCAATAAACAAGGACCTTTTGAAGAAGAGCAGCACATTTGACGGGGATTATAATATCATCCCCGTAAACGCTGATATCTCTAGTAGGAGTATGGCTGGCACGACAAACGCCATAGCATAACGCGTAAAATATGAGGGATTCAAGTTCAAATGTGAATCCATTTCCCATACTCGAGAATTTCTCGAGACGAATTATGTCATGGCCATCTGGGATGCCATTGGCCGTATCGAACGAGTCCCACCGACTGTCAAGCTGCTCCCTCAGAGTATCGAGGTTGCCCTTAGGCAGTTTGATGGTGCTCGTCCGAAGACTGGAGAGCAAGTCAAACCATTCCGGAGATAAAAGTGTTTTAACTATCTCAATCGAAACGGTATCCGAGGCCATCGATAGGTCTAGCGTGGCAAGGTCACGAGTGACACTGCCCCGCCTGGCCAATTCTTGGTTACGGGTTTGATCTCTTAAGTCAACTCCAAAACGCAGAAGGCAGTTACGAATATAGGAACCGACTCCCTTTTGGAAGAAGCTATTCAAAAGGGGTTCAATGACTATAGACCTGCTGGTCTTTGCGTTTTTAGGCACGAATTGAAGTCGTCCGTGGTGCCGGGCTACATTAACTACAAAAGAGTCTTCACTCTCTTGTGTCGCATGTAGCGAAGCCCACATCGGAGTCTCGTAAAGAAACTCGGAAACGAACGGCAACATATCGTGACTACACCCTAAATCAGCACTAAGCTTTGCCCTAGGCATAGCTACCGCTGACTTTACGTTGGTGTTTGCTCCCGGACCGAATTGAAATTGGAATTCGTCGAAAGGAGGAACCGCACCAAGGATATCACAGATTTTTCGCTCGGCGTAGTGAAGTACTACGTCAACGTGCGCATCCCTTTTAGAAGGTTTGCGCCTGTGGTACGCGAGAGTGCGATTCACCTCAAGACATTTCAATTCGCTCTGCGCAAATCTCTCTGCAGCTACCTTGCTTTTGTCAACCCCCAGGTTTAAATCTTCCAATTTCTGGAAGAAACCCTGGATCTGACGAGCATAAATAGCGTCATTGAGATCGATCTCGTTATAATCTAACGAATAGTTGATCAACTCTAGGTAACTACCATCTCTCCGCAGCTGATTAAGCTGTTGGGAGACGGGTCCGCCTAGAGATGCGCAGATATCAGAGAGAGTCCCCAGTATTTCAAGAGACTCGGGGTATGGCCTTGCTTTAATCCAGCTCATGACAACTCCTTTATTGGTTGTCTGATACCAAATAGTATCAGTTGGTTGTGAACGAATGTTTAGTTCGGTTTCACGGCGGCCACAAATGCATTGGTGATCGGGAGTACCGAGTTAACGAATGCACTGCCCGCGGATGTGTTCGCGAGTGTGCCCGTTCCTGAGGTACTTGATGCACCCTGCAGTATACCAATGATCATCTTCAAGCCGTTCGCACGATCCTGAGAGGTGCTACGTCCGTCCGCAAACATCGTAAAGATGAACGGAGTGACATAAGCAACTTTCGGAGGTGCGACATAGCCTGCAGATGTTCCACTGGCACCCAGAGTCTCCATAGTGGGGACTTCCAACTTTGCAGTTATTTTAACCCCGCCGTTCTTGATCGGGTCTTCGCTAACAGTTAAGCGAATTTGACCGGCCAAGGGCACGTTAGCGACCGTCCCTCTCCATACTGGATTGGGAGTATCGGTCACAGGAATGAGTGTAAACTCAGTCGGGGCAGCTGCATCGTCTTTGACAAGAATATTTGTCATAGTGGACATGATAGTCCTTTCTTCAGGTAAACATACGGAGTCCGTATGGTTCGCATTACGAGAAATTCGGAATGCGTCATGCGACAACTTGTCGTAATAGAGCAAGAGAGTTCCATAGCCGGTTTGTCCCAGATATTTTAGGGATGTTAAACTCGGGTTTCGGAATTGGAAGTCCTGTTTGGCTCCCGCGAGACATTTGCACTGCAGACATGTCGGTAGATGCTCCGGCATAATATGCGCGCATACCTCGACGGGAACTAACGTTTTTTCTCACTTCTGTGACTAAGAACTTCCCAGTGATACTTGGAATGATAGATAAATCATCCAAATAGGTACCAATGGGAATGAACCAGTCGCAAACGAAGGAAAACGGTAGGACTTCCCATGCCACAGAAGCGGGGTCTAAGAGACCTAGTTGCCTGGGAAGAGATAGCTGTTCCTGCAATACCACAATTATGCTAGTGCGAGCAGTACGCTGGCAATAGCTTTGGTATATAGCAGGAGCTATACTCGGATCAGGATAGATCTCTTTAACATCATCGCCTTTAGGGTATGTTACAGTATGTCGGATCTGATTCGGAGGATTTAAATTCACGGCTAAAGCTTGAGCCGCGTCATGTACATCCTGAAGAAGAGGACTCCAACCATACTGAAGCTCTAACCATGCGTCAGCCATGTCACGAGTAGTGACCGGCCTAGCATGCTTCGACCCACTTCGGGGGGAAACCCCTAGGTGCCGGGCAGCATCGGTAATGTTACCATGTTTTAAGGACCGAATACTGCGTGCTATACGTGCGGCAGTGGAGCTAATCATATCCAGGGTAAGACCGATTTGGGCGTTGGAAACAGCTAAGTTATAGCTGTGACCGCGCACCCTATCGGCTAACCTAGATAGAAGCTTCAGAAATTCGTTTGAATCAACGGATAGAAAGTTGTACGCATAATAATCGTACATCAATATACCGTTGACGGATTTCTGTCTCGTAGAACGTCGAGCGCTCATGGAATAACTATTCCACTTCGCGTTCGAGCGTTTGGATAACACCCTCACTCTCGCGGGAACATAACGTTCAACGCGGTAGCGATAAAGGGTGCGACCAAACGAATCTTTTACTCGGACGATCTTTCCCACCTTATGGGCAGGTCGATCAACCTTGTAATAGTACGTCTTCGAACCATCTGCACCGGACCAGGTCTTAGTATCGAAAAAATACGAAGATTCTGTCCCGATCGTATATGATCCCGTAGTCATGACACTGCTCTCCAGCAGTGCCAATCAGAACACATTACGTGATCTGGGTTACAAACCCATAAACAATAAGGTCTGCAACACTGACCATCATAGCAATATGATGGCGGGAATGAAAATTTCCCAACTTGCGAACCATCCGGAACGAGAAAGCAATTTGGACGAACATACGTTGCTTTAAGCAAGTGGTACTCTTTCGTAATATACGTGTCACGCTGCAATGGAGGTGAAATCCATTG